TGTTGGATATTTTTTCCTCATCTCTTACCTCAATATTCTTTCTTTATATACTACGTATTCCTTGGTTTGTGGACAACCTCTAAACCTAATATGGGTTTAACAAATTGGCGTAAAGCACCTAAGGGAAAAATCTTTTTTTCTGACACGCAAGTAGCAAAAAATGAAATTGCTCAGCTAAACAGGATAGTAAATATGTATATAGATTATGCAGAGTTTCAAGCTGCTAGAGGTAAAGTAATGTATATGAAGGATTGGAAAGAGAAACTTGATGCATTTCTAAAATTTAATGAGCAAGATATATTGCAGAGTTATGGCAAAGTTTCTCATGAAGTGGCAATTACCTTAGCTACAAAAGAATATGAGATATTTAGAAAAACACAGGATAAGTCGTACAAATCAAACTTTGATAAATTGATAGAAGAAAAGAAAAGTCTTGATCAAAAAAGTGTAAAAGCTCAGGGCTAAATCTCATAAAAATAAAGAAATCAAGAAGAGGTAAAAATTGCTTTATATTGTTTCTTCTAAGCATTTATCTTTCATTTCTTTTGCCAGATAGCTTGAAAGAGGTGCATATGAGCTGAAAAATATCAAGTTAGTTTCCTAAATAAAACCTTCATACAAATTTTTTCTTTACAATGAATAAAAATGACGTTAAACTTACGCGTAAGTTTATTTGCACCAATGAAATCATTAAGAGTACCTTTCATTTGCCTTTTAAAGGGTGTTACAAGCGTTAGTTAGGTCAGGGTATTTCTATCCTCAGATCATAGAATCGTCTTAAAACGCAATTACGGGCCATTTGTTTTTATTTGTCTTTCATTTCTTTTATCAGATAACTTTGAAAGAGAGCTTTAGCCACACACACATATCCATAGCTTATTATTATTGTAAGTAAAAGGGAAACGAACAGAGTAGTATGTTTTAAAGTCATACTACTTATTATTATTATATAATAATAGGGGTTATTTTGAAAACTGAAAATCGAACAAAGTCCTCTATATTCCTACCATCTTGCCTTCTTGTTCAGACTGCAGTCTCAAAATCTAAAGATGCTCTTAAACTATTGAAAATCTGGTATTTTTTTAATTATTAACAAATTCTGACTTCGTAGACTGAGCAGAATCTGAACAAAATTGGCCAAGACTGAAAACTGAAATATTTAAGCAGTAAAGGATTTTGGTAAAAAAGTTTAGATATCTAGAATTTGATCATTATAAACCCAAACATTTGGATTTTCTTCTAGAACAATATCCCCATACTCCGGTGATTTATAATCAGTAGGTAAAATTTTCTCATAAACTGTAACATTCTTGTTTAGTTGACTGTCAAATCAAGCAGAGAGTGTTACTGTTAACTCTACAAATGGGGAATTTTATCCAATTTATAACATTGAAAATGGGATGCTGATAGAACATTCACCACCTCCACAAGCAAATATAGTAACCACAGCTCTTGCCCGTTATGACAAAGAGGCAAATGGTTCCTACGTTGTAAATGGCCTTGAAGTAATGTTTTTGCAAAAGGAAGAAGAGGGCAAAAAGCAAGTATTCGTGATTAATGAGGGTAAAGCTCATGTTGATGGTTATGAGATTGAGTTACCTCACAGTATTCGTGTTTCTTTTGATGAAGATCCGAATATAAAATCAGTTGAATCAGAACCACACACTTTTCAGCCAAATAGCCAAAGAGTAATGGAACTTAAAGTTAATGATTTTCCAATCAGTGAAATTAAAAAAGTAGATATCACTGTTCAAAAAACCATTACCATTACTCATGGTTCATATTCTGGAGCTATTGATCCGATACCTGACTCTGCAGTACTTGAGATTATTCAAATTAAACAAGGCAATGTTATTTATGAAAACAGTATAGATTACAAACTAAACGCAGGAAATGTTGATTGGTCACTACCAGGAAAAGAACCAGCACCTGGAAGTAGTTACCTGATAACCTATCGCTGTCGCACTCATGTAAGCCCTGAAGATATAAGTGAAGAAGGGTGTAAAGTAAAAGGAGCAGTTGATAATAGTCTGGTTTTGATTGATTATACCTGGAAAATGCCACGCTATGATTTAATTACTATCGATAGCAAAGGAGTGGTAAGGAGAATAAAAGGAATTTCCCACTCTTGGAAACCATCGATGCCTCAAGCACCTTCTGGACAACTTTTGCTCTGCTACATTCATCAGACATGGAAAAACGGAGAAAAAGAAGGGGTAAAAATAGTGAATAATGCTATTCATGCTGTACCGATGAATGAGCTTGAAGCAATGAAAAAAGGAATAAATGATCTTTATGCGCTGGTTGCACAGGAACGTCTACGCAGTGATGCAAATTCAAGAGAACCTACTACCAAAAAAGGAGTATTTGTAGATCCGTTCTTTGATGATGATATGCGTGATCAAGGAATTTCACAATCTGCAGCAATAGTAAATAGGGAGCTGATATTGCCGATAAACGTAGAAATCATTGATATTGAAAGAGGTAGAGAACCTTATCTTTTACCTTATAAACTTGAACCGGTACTGGAGCAGCTTTTACAGACTAAAGGAGAAAAGATTAATCCATATCAAGCTTTTGATCCAGTTCCGGCACAAATTACTCTAAATAAAAACATTGACCACTGGACAGAGGTTACCACTAATTGGAAAAGTCCAGTAACCAGAGTATTTAATGTTAAAGAAACAACAGAATTGCTGTCAAGTACTTCATACGAAGCTGAATTTATGAGAGAAGCAGTACAAGATTTTGAAATTGAAGGTTTTGAGCTAGGTGAAAGGCTTAAAGAAGTAAAATTTGACGGCATCATTATCCAACCTATGTAAAAATAAAAAGAAAAAAAGTGGAAAATCAAGGACAAATAAGTGGAAAAATAAAAATCCCAGCAAATATTCCAGCAGGTACTAAATTAGTACAGTTTTGTGGTGATAAAGGAAGCTATGGAGAAGCAACGTACACTGGTAAAAAACTATTACCATAGAAGAGAGAAGAAGAGTTATCGCAGCAAGAAGAGTTGATCCTTTAGCACAAACATTTACTTTAAATGAGAGCAGACACATAGGGGGTCTAGATTTATGGTTCACAAACAGCGGCAAAAAACGTGTTGTTGTGCAGATTAGAGAAACAGCAGTGGGAATGCCCTCGCAGACTGTTATTGCTGAAAGCTATATTGAGCCGAAAGATATAAAAGTAGATGGCACAGCAACACGTATAGAATGGTCGCCAGTGTTTTGCCATGCAGGAGAGGAGTATGCAATAGTGCTACTCACTGATGATGCAGATACTGCAGTAAAAATAGCAGAACTTGGCAAATATGATGCAGTAAATAGCCGTTGGGTAACAAGCCAGCCATATCAAGTAGGAGTATTACTGTCGTCTAGCAATGCAAGTACGTGGACTCCACATCAAAATTTAGATTTAACGTTTCGATTACTAGCTGCAAAATTTAGCGAAAGTTCTCACGTTATTGATCTGGGCAAAGTTACTGCAAATAACGTATCAGATTTAATTGTTTTGACGAACGTCGAAAAAGTAGCATTTGATACCAATGTAGAATTTATCTTAACAGATGAAGAGGGAAAAGAGAACTTTTTGTCTGATAATTTGCCATTTGCACTGCGTGAAAGATTATCTGGAGAGCTAACGGTAAAAGCAAGCCTAAAAGGAGGGCGAGAAAAAAGTCCAGTGCTATATCCTGGGTTACAGCTAGTTATGGGCAATCTTTCAGAGTCTGGGGATTATGTTACAAGAAGCATTACAGCAGGAGCTAACACCAAGATCACCATAACATATGATGCGCTAATACCTGGCACTGCAGATGTAAAAGCATATGTGCAAAAAAATGTGGATTGGCAATTAGTAAATTTAACATCAGGAAAACCAATTGGAGAAAATTGGGTAGAGAGAGTCCACATACTGACAAACTTTAATGGCAATGAGACAAGGATAAAATTGGTTTTAAGTGGAACAGTTGTCTATCGTCCTAAAGTCAAAAATTTGCGAGTGATTATTACTTGAATCAATGCCAAATGACCAAAGCAAACGAGGATATACACTACCACATCCAGAAAATATTGCTGTGCAGGATGTTGTTCGTATCCGTACCACAATTGAGAAAATAGATGAAGATATTACCGAAAGAGAAGATGAGCATAATCAACTTAAGAGTAATTTTGAGCGGTTTAATTTTGAGACTTTTTTAAATTTTTGGAAATGAAAGAAGCAATATACCAAAGGATAAAGGATTTAGCAGCAAATAGCACACCTGATCAACTGGCATATCTTGCAAAATCGCTGGAATTGATAGCAGATAAAAAAGCTATTTCCAACGTTGTGCAGATGACTGAAGTAAAAGGAATAATTGATGCACTACAAAAAAGACTTAAGGATTTAGCAGAAAACAGTACTCCAGATCAATTAGCATATCTTGCTAAAGCATTGGAATCAATAGTCGACAAAAGTGCAGTTTCTGAAATTGTACAGATGACTGATGGTAAGCTAAAAGAACTTCTTGATAGTACAAAAAAACACTTAACTGATCTGGATAATAAAAAAGCTAGTTCTTTAGCAGTGATCTCTGAATCAGAGAAGCAGTTATTAAAGAGAATTGATGAAAAAGGAACAACAAATTTATCGCTACTTGATACGAGAAAGAATGCAAATATTGCAGCAATAAATAGTATTAGTAACAGTCATAAAGATGGTCTTAAAGGTTTAGTAGAAGATTTTCGTGCTGTTACCACTGGCTCATCAATTATTAGGGAAATAGAAACTCGTGATAACCAATTAAAAACATCCCTGATAAATGAGGTAAAAACTCGGGATGAACAGTTAAAAGCGTCTCTTATAAATGAAATAAGAAAGCGCAACATGGTTGAACCAGGGTCATTACCTTTCTTATTTGGTGTACTTGGCAGAAAAAATAATTATTTTGGCCACGGAACTTTTACGACAGAGCTTGGAAAGTGGAGTAGTGATATAACAAAAACTGACTATATGTTACAACTACTAGCAGGTAGCCATACGTACAATACAGATTACGTTAGTTTTTATCGGCCAAGACAACTAAGTTTTATAGAGGGAAGCAAGGGAACATTTATTTACGGAGAGTTATGCACAAAAAGCTTTTCGGGTAGTTATGATGAGATATACTATTACCCATATGCTGCACTTGGAGTAGTATTTGTAAAAAATACAACCAATGTGAACATAAATAAAGCAATAGAATTTGTTGGATCATCGTATTCGAGTACGGAGTATGGAGGTGCAGGATTATTTGTGGGAACATCAGATAATACCAATTCTAATAAATCAAGAATTTCAAGAATAATATGGAAAAATGTTTACCAATACACGAGTTCTGATAGCAAATTAGCTGGATCTGGTAATGTGGAGATTCCAGCAGGAAAAACAGTTGCAATATTACTTTACACATCATCTTATCTGTATTCCAGAACACAAGTTAGTCAAGGTATGCTTGCATCAAATTATGTACACAACTATGGTCAATTTATTCAGTGGGGGATTTATAACATACGTAGCAATTTTCTGACCACAGGGCTTGAAGTAGATGTGGAGAGAACGCTAAAAGCTTGGCAATGTCCAGGGTTATCTAGCACATGTGAGATTTGGCAGTAAATCAAATAGGGAGGGAGAAAAACTGTGAGCATTTACATACGTTTTGAAAACCACAAGCAGATTGAAACAACAACACTTGAAAGCAAGCCAACTGGAAATGATTGGTATGAAGCACCAGAAGATTTTGATTGGCAAAAAAGTTATTGTTTAACAGAGGGAGGCAAAATTGCTCAGCGAAACCAAGAAGATATTGAATTGGAATTACTGCAAAATGCGAAGTTTTCTGCACTTTCTAATCTTCGTGCTTATTATGATAACTATACTAACCAATACACAGGAGTATCTCATCAAAAATCTAAATCGTATCAAATACAAGAGAAAGCCGCAGCGAACATCTTAGCAGCACCAGAATCTACAAATGACAGGGATACAGAAATTATAGAGCCTTTAGCAAAAGTCCGTGGTATTACGGTTATTGAAATGGCAAGAATAATTGAGGAAAAAGTGAAAAAAGCAGTAAAAGAAATAATGAAATGTGAAGAGCTTGAAGATTTAGCCAAGAGAAAGATTGAAGAAGCCAAGAGTGAAAATGAGCTACAGACTTTGCTCGATGATTTCAGGAAAAAAATACAAAGAAATGGCTGAAGAATTTTTACATGGCGTAAATGTTATTGAGGTAACCTCAGGAGCAAGAACAGTACGCACAGCTAAATCATCAGTGATAGGTATAATTGGTACTGCACCTGAAGCTGATGAGCAAAAATTTCCGCTAAATAAACCAGTGTTAATTGCAGGAAGCTTAAAGGAAGCAGCAAAGCTCGGAAAGAGTGGCAGTTTACCTTCTGCAGTAAATGGAATATTTTCCCAAATCGGTGCAACAGTAGTAGTTATTCGAGTTAAAGAAAGTGATCCAAAATTAAAAGAAGAAGAGACGCTGAAAAATATAATTGGCGGTGTTGATAAAGAGACTGGAGAGTATCAAGGGATTCAAGCATTCCTCAGTAGTGAAAGTATAGTTCATGTTGCTCCAAGAATATTAATTGCACCTCAGTTTACTCATCAGTTACCTGAAATAGATGGAGTAAATTCAGTAGTGAGTGCTTTAATTTCCATAGCAAAAAAATTAAGAGCAATTATTGTTGCAGATGGACCAAATACTAATGATGAAGAAGCAATAAAATGGAGAAAAAGTGTAGGCAGCTCAAGAGTTTACGTAGTTGATCCTTGGGTTAAGGTATTTATTGAAGGAAAAGAAGAAATCTTGCCATCGAGTCCATTTGTAGCTGGTTTAATAGCTAAGATAGACAGCGAGTAAGGCTTCTGGCATTCACCTTCAAATAAAGAGATAAATGGCATTGTTGGAACAAGCAGGCCTATTGATTTTACGCTCGGTAATACAAATTGTAGAGCAAACCACTTGAATGAAAATGAAGTAACAACGATAATTCATCAAAATGGCTATAGGCTTTGGGGAAATAGAACATGTTCAAGCGATTCGAAATGGGCTTTTCTATCAGTGAGGCGTACTGCAGATTTAATTAACGACAGTCTACTTCGAGCTCATTTATGGGCAGTTGATCGCAATATTACCAAAACTTACATAGATGATGTGATTGAGGGGGTGAATTCTTATCTAGCAAGTTTAAAAGCACAAGGAGCAATTATCAGTGGAAAATGTTACGCAACTCCAGAACTCAATACACCAACAAACATTGCAAGTGGAAAAGTATACTTTGACTTTGAGTTTACACCACCATATCCGGCTGAGCAGATTACTTTTCGTTCACGGTTGGTGAATAGTAAAATATCGTAAATTTTATTAAGGGAAGAAAGATGCTACCAAAGATTTTAAAGAATTTTAATGTATTTGTTGATGGTCGTGGTTATGCAGGAAAAATAGATGAAATAACCTTGCCAAAACTTACCATAAAAACAGAGGAATACAGAGCTGGTGGTATGGATATTCCAATAAATATTGATATGGGCATGGAAAAGCTTGAAGCAGACTTTACTTTTGCTGAATACGATACAGAACTTTTTAGGCTATTTGGGCTGATAAATGGGAATTCAGTAGCTTTGACGCTCCGTGGTGGAATGCAAGGGAGTGGTAGTAACGATATTGAAGCTGTAGTAATCAATCTCAGAGGCATATTCAAAGAATTTGATTTTGGTAATTGGAAACCTGCTGAGAAAGCAATGCTGAAGTGCACTGTAGCTGCCCATTATTATAAACTTACTATAGGTGGTAATGAATTAATAGAAATCGACGCTGAGAATATGATCCGTAAGATTAACGGTGTTGATCAAATGGCCTTGCTACAAACAGTTTTAGGAATATGAAAACTTATTTGAAATTTTATTTTTTAAGGAGAAGTATATTAAAATAACTTTAAAAGTGTAAAAATATTTTATTTTTTAGGAGAATTTTATGGAAACTATAACACTTAATAACCCAATAGAAGTTGATGGTATTTCTGTCTCAGAGCTTACTGTCAGACGTCCAAAAGTAAGGGATTATTTAGCAATAGAACGCCTTAATGGTAGTGATCTAAGTAAGGAAGTAACTTTGACTGCCAATTTGACATCAGTTGCAAAAGAAGCGATTGAAGAGTTAGATATTGCTGATTATGTGAAAGTGCAAGAGGTATTAAAGGATTTTTTTTCACCAATTATCCAAAAAACTTGAGATTAGAAATACTAGTGCTTGGCTCTATCATAGGCGGTGGAGTTGAGCACATTCTTGATATGGAGATTAGTGAGTTTATTTTATGGAGCAAATTAGCTAGGAAGTTCAAATGTCAGTATTATCGATAAAAATAGGTGCGGTACTTGATGGCAGTTTTAATACTGTAATAAAGGGAAGTAGTAGTCAACTTACCCGTCTTGGTGAGAATATGAGAAAGCTTGACTCATCTTTAAAATCAGTATCAAAGTTTAAGCAGTTGGGTAGTGATGTTTTAACTAGCAGAAGGTCATGGAAAGGTTTTGAGGATCAGGTAAAATCTTTAGCTAAACAAATGAAAGCAATAGAGAAACCAAGCAAAACTTTAAAAGCTGAGTTTGATAAAGCTAAGTTTTCTGCAACAAAAGCAAAAGAAGCATATTTGAAAAAGAGAGATGCCTTGCATTCATTCAATGAAGAAGTAAGAAAAAGTGGAAGAAATATTAAGTACTTAGTAAGTGACCAACATAAACTTGGCTCTTCTATTGAAGTATTAAAAGGTAAGTATGGTAAGCTTGGATCTGCAATACGTAGTCACCAAAGTTTTTTAGCAAGCAAAGCACATTTTAAGTCACAAATTATAGAGACTATTGGGCTAGGGCTAACGCTTGCAGCTCCAGTTAAAGTTGCAATTGACTTTGAAAGTGCTATGGCTGATGTTACAAAAGTGGTAGATTTTAAAAAAGGAACGGATGAAGCAACTAAATTTGCAAAGAAGTTAAAAGAGATGTCACGTACTATACCATTATCAGCCGCAGAACTGGCACAAATAGCTGCAAGTGGTGGTCAACTTGGTATCAAGAAAGAAGATCTTTTTATGTTTACAGAAACAGTGGCAAAAATGTCTACAGCATTTGATATGTCTGCAGAGCAAGCAGGTGATTCTATAGCTAAACTCTCTAACGTTTATGGAATTGATGTTAGTAAAATGGAATACGTTGGTAATGTAATCAATCACTTATCAGATAACACTGCTGCCAAAGCAAAAGATATGGTTGAAGCTCTAGCAATAGTTGGTGGTACTGCAAAACAATTTGGTCTTGACATCAAGGAAACAAGTAGTTTAGTAAATGCCTTCGTTAGTTTAGGTAAACAACCAGCAAAAGCTGCAACTGCTATAAATGCTCTACTTAGTAAACTTCAGACTGCTGAAGAACAAGGAGGGGATTTTAAAGCAGCATTAGAGCAAATGGGCATAACTGCAGAAGAAATAGTACAAAGAATAAGCGAAAACGGCGAAGAAGCATTACTCTACTTTTTTCAAGCTCTAAAGAAAATGGATAACCAGGAACGTTCTACAATCCTTATGAAACTTTTCGGTCAGGAATATCAAGATGATATTGCATTATTAGCTGGAAGTTTTAACAAATACGAAGATGCTATAAGGTTACTATCTGACACAGAAGAGTACAAGAGCTCGTTGCAGAAAGAATTTCAAAACCGTGTAGACACCACAGCCAGTAAATTACGACTTCTTCGCAACGCAATAGCTGAAGTTGGTATGAACCTGGGTTCAGTGATGCTGCCTACTTTAAAATCTATAGCTGAATTTTTACAAGAAAAAACTAGAAGCATAGCGTTATTTGCAGAAAAATATCCAACTTTAACCAAAGCAATCATGGGTACTGTAGCAGCCTTGATAAGTTTAAAAATTGTAGCAGTGGGACTAGGATACGGATTTACATTGCTAGGAAGTACGATTTTTAGTCTGAAAGCAAACCTACTTGGAGTATTTTCATTTTTATCAGCTACAGTTTTTCCTGCAGTAGTAACAGGACTAAGAGCAGTAACACTCGCTATAATGAGTAACCCTATAGGACTTTTAATAGCAAGTCTTGCTACTGGTGCAGCACTTGTTATAACTAACTGGCAAAAGGTAAAAGACTTTTTCTCTAACTTTTTGGAGTACATAAAATCACTCATTAAACCTATAGGAGAAGCTTTTTCATGGATAGGGGAAAGTGTATTTGGAAAAGTATTGGGGAATAGCACATTGAAAGAGCTTAAAAAAAAGAAAAGTATTGTTACTGAAGTAAAAGCAGTCCATACTCCCTTAAAGAGCAACATTTTCAACAGTGGAAATCCTTTGTTAGGTAACAGTATAATTAAAGAATTTTCCAAGAGAAATAAGAATATCTTTAGAGTCAAAAGCCTTATCGAAGAGAAAAAGTCCACAGAAAACGATAAGAGGTTGTCCGGAAACAAGTAAATTCAAGCATATTCCCTCTTTAACATAACCCTACTCATAGCTAGGTATATGAAATTCT